CGGAGTAGTGGCACAGTGAACGTGCCTTACTATACCGCAAGGTATTGCAGAAACCATTTCCGATAACATCGGTGGTGGTAGTTCATTCAGAATCTCCATTTCTATCCTCAGCGATTTCCTTAAATCACCCTAGTTAATCCATTTAATAACTGGATCTCCCTTATACCCTTTTTCAAACTCAAACCACGCATATGCTATAGCGCTGCCTGCTTTGTACTTTCCAAACTCTCCATTACTTGCGCAGCTCATACGCTTTGATGAGACGTAAACTGTCTTAAGCTGTCCGCTGTCAAATAATGCTCTTCTTTTCTGGCCTTCCAGGAATCTCAGTTTTAAAAACATAAAGACTTTCTGTCCTGGCCTAACTAATTCAAGTGCATGCTCTACAAACTCTAATCCCTTATCAAACGGAGGATTAGTAATAATATCTCCGTCAAATACAGATGTTTGCTGCAAAAAATCTACCCCCCCCTATTCCGAATCCGCGATATATCAGGTCTGTAGACGTTACGTTATAACCTAGCTCAGTGAGTTTTTTGCTCAGGTGCCCTTCGCCGCAAGCACATTCCCAAAGGTCATGTGATAACTTCGCTCCACCAGACAATAAATAATCTATCGCAGCCGGATCAGTGGCATAGTAGTCATCTTGCACTCGTTCCTTATCGGTGTGATTGCTCGCTCCCACGAGCATAAATTGACTTTTTGCCATCTTTCCCCCTGTTGCAAATAAAAAACTGCACGTCAGAAACACCCACTAAGGGTATGTCTGAAATGCAGCTCTTGGTTATTTGCAATGAACACTTCATTTGTTAATTATTTGGCCCTATTTTTAATTTTATAACTGCGTTTGAACACTTTATCGACTTTGAATTTTTAAAAGCATTTTGGCGGCAAATTTTTACATCTCGCTATACTTCTATAACATGTTTCTGTGTGTTTTCAATTTCTTCTCTAAGAAGGTAATAGTTTAAATTTCCAATGTCTTTTTTATGTGAGCTTAATACTTTCATCACATCTGTCAGTTTTAAATATGCCTTATCAGCACTAGGACTTTTATTATCGTGATACCACTCTTTGCTTTGCCTATTCATTGTCGATTTATTTTTAAGATATCGCTCATGCATATATTGTGATCTCTGTTCTTTATGCTCGGCATACCACTGTTTTTGATAGGCACTCCGTTTGTTTTTGATAATTGTCTCAGTGTCCATCGTCAACATACCTCATTCCTTTGACCTGATACCTGCAGCCTTTACCATCTGATACCTGTGTAATATAACCAGCTTCGCAAAGGTTTCTGAAATGCATATAAACACTTGCTGTACTATACAGGCCGACTCCCTCGCCTATCTCTCGAATGGTAGGTGTATAACCATTTTTGTGCATATATTTTTTAATGAATTCAAGTACATCCCTATCCCTTTTGGTTATCCTGCTCATATTTAAGTCTTCCCCACTCATTTACGAATGCCAGTGATATGCATGTATAAAAGTCATACCATCCAACATACCTATACTTTTTCTCACGTTCCCAAAAGTCGCAATATCCTATAGCCAATTCACCAACAAAGTCTTTTAACTCAGTATCCTTATACCCTTCTGGATAAACCATAAAGTCTTTATTGACTATTTCCCACCATGAGTCTGCCAGCTTGTCATCTTTAAGGTCATACTCGACAAACTTAAAAAATAAATCTGACATGATCTTTTTGTATACTGACTCGTCTTTGACATAGCCCTTGATGAGTAACCATAAGGAATTATTCATAAGCTCAAACTGTGCTTTATGTCTATTACTTAGTTCCATACAAGACCATCCTCTTGTGTTGCATCCCTGAAGCCCTCGTTTATGTCGATAGTCGAAAACGTCATGTGCTTACCATCAAAGTAAAGTGTTTCTCTGTCTGTATATCCGTTACGTGACTTCTCGACTTTGATTTTCTTTTCACTGGGATCCTCCGGGTTAGGGTTCCAGAGCATCAAGATAACTGATGCATCCTGTTCAATATCTCCTGACTCTCTAAGCTCCGACATACTAGGCTCTTTATCTTTGTTCATTTCTGAAGCTCTATTGAGCTGAGACAATGCAATGACTGGTATCTTAAAGTCTGTGGCAAGCGTCTTGAGTCCTCTTGATATATCTCCAACTTCTGATGTCCTGTTAGCTCTTTTACCGTTTGACTGGATAAGCTGCAAATAGTCAACTACTATCACATCAAAGTTTTCTTTTTTCTGAGCTTGTCTTATCTTGTTGATGTCATGTGTACCAGATATGATCTTGACGTTTTTCTCTTCTTCAAGTTGCTTATTGCCCTCTTCAAATTTCTGATATTCGTCACCAAGAAAGTTATTAGCAAGTCTTATTCTGGTCATATCAATTCCACTTGCTGAAGCTATCGACCTCTCGTAAATCTGTTTTTCTGACATTTCAAGGTTGAAATATCCAACTTTATTTCCATCGCGTCCAAATTTACGGATCACCTGAAGGGCAAAAGCTGATTTGCCTACGCCGGGCCTTGCTGCAATTATTATTACGTCTCCGGCATCAATACCGCCCATAGCCTTATCAAGTTTTGAAAAGCCTAGATTTAGGGTTTTGGCAGGCTTTTCTTTGAAATATTCAGTTTTATATTGCGTCAACTCACTAAGGCTTTTTCCAACCGTTTCTACTGGTTTACGCAATCCCTCTAAGGATTCTTTAACCTCATCAAGAGTACTTTCGATGTTCGACGGTCCTACCTTTAAGTGATCAAGTATTTCATTAAATTTTCTGACTCTGTACTGGTCAAATATAATCTCACATGTACATTTGTCAGATGTTCCCGCATCATGTTCAGCTATAAGTCTAGCTAAAAGCTCATTGGCCTTTTGGCTAGTCATAAGGTCATTTTGAATCTTCTGAACAATGACAAGAGGATTTATTTCTTTACCCTCAGCATGCTCATATATGCTAAATATCTGACTAAGAGTTGAGTCTATAAACATTTCCGAGTTAATCAGGTGCATATCCTCAATTCTTGACGCGTCTATAAGCAATGAGCCTATTATTTGTTCTTCAGCGTTCATCTTGCCCCCCGGATATACTCTTTGATTGTTGGAATCTCTTTACGTCCGCAGGCATCACAATCATGTCTGAAACTGCATGCCTGGTGAACATATTCAATCAGGAGCGTCCTTCTGCTTTTTTCCGGGTACCTCATTGAGAAGTTATAAAGCTCTAGCATTGTGCCTACATCTTCTTTCTCTTCCCAGATTGACCTAAGTATTGAGTACTGGCGCCTAACCAAAGCTGCATACTCGTTATGCTCATTGACAATATCTCTGTAGTACTTCATAAGTCCGCCAACAGTAGGAGCAAATTCACACTCCTTGATGTACTTATCAACCGCAAGGCTTAAGGCTTCCTCAGAACAGTCTTTAAGCATTTCGCACCAGAGGTCTACATGCTTTTGCTTCATCTCCATCTTGGGACCAAAAGCAGTCTCAAGTTTTTTTAAGTGCTCAATAATCTGTCCCCTCTCCATTAGTGTATGTTCTCCCAGTCGGTACCTGTCTTTTTCTCTTTAGGTTTTCTGTTCAGGTAACTCTCAAACTTAGTGCCAAACAATGTCTCCGGTCTTAGATACTTTTCCCACTCTGTACCCATCCACTCAGCTGCCATGTTATCAATGACCTTTTTAAAATCATCAATGACAAAACCCTCGTTTATTCTTGCCCGAATACAAGTCTGTGTTTTTTTCGTTGTCGGCCTATATTGATTATTAGTATTAATATTCAAGTAATTAATTATTAATATATATATATCTTTAAAAGACATATTACATATAGAGCAAAAATCGTCTACAATGACGCTTTTGTTTTCGTCACTAGTGACGTCACTTTTTTGTTCTAAGTGTAATTTTTGCTTTTCTCGATATCTTTTTTGTCTTTCGTTATGCAAGAGTCGCATGTGTTCAAGTTGGCTTGTATTCTGGTATTTCATCCAGTTTGATACCATGTAGATGTTATCAATGACCTCTACCATCTCAAGCTCTTGAAAAGTTTCTAATGCTCTTTTGATAATCCCTATATCCATACGGAAATACTTTGCCAGCATCTCGTCAGTGTATGGAACATCCTTAGTGATCATTAAGCAGCCATTCTCGTTGCATGTCCCTGCAAGACATAATAATTTTAGCCATACAAGTTCTATGCTAGTCCCATCCGGCATACTTTCTATCGCGCACATCTTCTCGTTGTTAAAGATGTCTGTAGAGATAGAAATCCACTTTACATCCTTCATGTAATTTCTCCCCCTTTGGATGTTTTATGTTTTCTCGATAGCTACTGCGTGGCCTGCCTCTATGTATGTCTGTGCTGATTCAACAGCTTTCTCGTAAGTCTCAAAATCAACAGGATACTCGTAGATATCTCGTTTGTTTCCTTCGTAAATATTCATTTCGTTGATAAGTGATACCCTATACATAACTTTTCCTTTCTGAACACTTGTTCAAATTCAAAATCAGTCAAAATGTTAATTGTCTGTACTTCTAAAATCATCAAAAGAAAATTCAATTTCGTCGTAAGGATCAATTTCAAGTTCCTTACATTTTGACAGCTGAGACATTCTTCCACTGTGAGAAGTCCTTCTCAGGAATAGTCTTTCGACTATCTCTGTAGGATAATACGCCACGTAAAATTGCTCATCATCAGGAATATCCTCTACATTTACACCTACAACAGATAGATACTCATAGAACATCTTAGTGATGTCCTTCATAAGTGCTATACACCCCTCATATATCTCTTTTTCGCTATGGCTACTTGTGTCGCCCATATTCCCCTCCTTTCCCCCTGGCAATCCAGGGGCAATAATTACAATGGCCCTCCAAAGTCTGTGTTCTGTGATAAACTCCTTGCTTCGCCAGGCCAAAAGTTCATAATAATTGCTCACTCATTAGTCTGTCTCAGAGCCTTTTACCCTCTTGAATATTGGATTTAAAAATTCATCAAGGAGCTGCATACAAACCTTTGCTTCATCCTCACATAACTTGTAATCAGCTATTGTAAAATTGTGTTCCTTTAAGTTGTTAAGAACTATAGTAGCCTTAACCTTATCAATACTTTTTTCCAATGCCTGCCTCCCATTCTCTATATATGTCTATCCAGTCAGTAAGTCTCATACATACAAGAGTCTCTGCATTATTCCGGCGAAAGAACACCGCAGGTTTGTTACCGCTTTTAGCTGAGTCATTAATGGCCTGAGCCATAAAATCATATATAGCAATCTTCTCAGTATGCTTACACTCAATATGAATTCCTGGAAGGCCCACCACATCAGAAGCATCTCCGGTATTACCGCAGTACTGTGCTGTTCTACGAGTGTCATATCCATACTCTCTGAGCTGGGATGCAATTTCACGCTCGTATCTCTTCCCTTTTTCTTTACTCATTTTTCCCATTTTGTTCACCTTTGATAAATCAGTCAAAATGTTAGATTTTTCCACTTATCATAGATAAGCTCTTTCTCATTCCAATCTGGATAAATCGACATTAAATACTCTCTTGCTATTTCTCTGTATCTCTTGATATCCTGCCCATTATCTAGCTTTCTATGGCAATCCTGACATACTGTCAAGAGGTTCTTAGGTACGCCAAGACCGCCTTGTGCCCTTCCGATAAAATGTGCTTCTCCGCGGCAATTCGGATTGCCGCAGAAAATACACATATGGTTATCACGCTCTTCAACTTCCTGCCTGATTTTGGGCGGGATTGCTACCGCTTTTGTTCGCTTGTGCATTAGCTCTTTTCCTCAACTCTTCCATAAGACGTTTCTCTTCGTAGGTCTCAATTTCCTGCATTGGGATATCGCAGCCAAGACATTCATTGCGGGTACAGTCGATAAGGTAAGCCATGTCTTTAGAATCATAAGTATGTGTTCCAGTGAACATGACAAAAGCCCTTTTCTTGACACCGCAAAATGTATCTCGAAACTCAGTAGGGTAATAATGTTTTTCAGGATCAGCTTTCCATTTATCGTTGTCATCAAGAAGCTCATAGACTAACTTTCCCTGAGCATCCCTAATAAATTCATGGTTCCCATACTGAGTGATAAGCTCATTCTTTTTAAGAAAAAACTTAGTTTTCTCACCCTTTGCAAGAAGTCCAACAAGCCTATGAAAATATGCATTGGCCTTATTCGATCTAGGCTCTTTATGAGGTTCCAGGTCAAATAACTGTTCAGCATCAATGCCCTCCCTACTAAGGAAACGTATAAGGTCAAATGGTCTGCCTGTTATCTTTTCCATAATCAAGCCTTGTTATACTTGTTATAAATAGCCATGAGCTGAGCATCCGTAGCCTTATCAAGAGAGTCAATATTCCAGAGCTTTAAGAGATTGTCACATGCAGTGCTTCCAGCAGGATAATGAGCAACAGTAACCTTCATAAGTTCAGTTCTAGGAGGATACTTAGCCATGTTCTCATTTACAGGATCCTTTTCTTTTTTAGCCTGAGCTTTCTTTTCTGGCTTTTTAGTATACTTCTCAGCGTCGTCATCCTCAGTGGCAAGGCCAAACGCCATAAGAAGTGAATACCTTCTTGCGTATGTTATTGCAGCTCCATTCTCTTGAGCTGGGTTATTCTTACCAGAAAGGTCCGCGTTTATGATCCTGCAGCCTCTTCTTGCTGGATACTCTGTCTCGCTTCCATCAGGATTAACCTTGATAGGTACGGTGTAGACATAATCGTATTCACCAACATTTTCAATGTACTGATAGTATTTCATTCCGATTGACTCAAGATACTCATGTATCTGACTCAGATCAGTGTACTTGTAACCATAACCAGTTTTATTTTTTGATACTGTCGTACTAGCCATATCATTCCCTCCTGTATATGATTCCGTTTTCAGCAAGAATCTGTTCAACGTGGTCTGCATCTTCAGCAGGAACAATAAAATGTACCATGCTAATCTTTGTGACCATATCATTAAGCTCTGTTTCAGGAAGCGGCTGTTCAATTTTAACAGTACCGTTCTGAAGATTAGTTTTAACCTTCTCTTCTACTCTTGCTTTATCAGCTAGATACTGGGTATTTCTCTGTATAGCTGCAGCAAGTCCAGAAGCCTTATATGCTTTTATAACATCTTCTTCAATTTCTGAAGATAGGCCATGTATTACTTCAAGATCCGTTTTTACCCTGACCTTTAATTCGCTAAGGTGATACAGATAGTCTTTAGCCTTATAACTGACGTTAAGCCAGTTATCTTCCAAAGTATCAAGGAAAGGAATAAAATCTCCATATTCCTCAATATTCTCGTTGTACAATGCCTGTATGTCATCTCTTTTTGTAGCAATTCTTTTCTCATCAAACTCTTTTATCTGAGCATTGATTTCATTGATAGGCTTAGATACTACATCAAGAAGTTCCTTGCACTGTCCTTTTTCAAAATCCTCATAAGGCTGCATATAGCTTTTCTTAACAGCCTTTCTCTTGTCATCAACAGACTTGTAAACCTTTCTGAGAAATGCTAAATCTTTCTTGCAATCTGCCAGGTTCTCTTCTGTGACTTCAAGATTTTCATAAGCGCTCATTTCAACTTTCATCTGAGCAATAATGTCAGCAAAGTTTGTTTCTATCACCCCAGCTTTAGGAGTGACGATAACCTCAAATTCTTCCATTGATACCTCCTATAGGTCCAACAACCAATCTGCGGAAACATTCATAACTTTGCATAACTTTTTCAGATCAGACACCTTGGGTATTCTTGTGCCATGCATCCACCTGGATATAGATACTTCAGTAACACCCATTCTTTCAGCAAGTTGCTTTTGATTCATATCCCTATGAATTAAAGCAATCCGCAGTTTCTCATGAAACTCCACTATTAAGATTCCTTAAGAATGTAACTCTGGATGAATCCTCGCTAGAGTCTTCACTTTTTCTGTAAGTATGAACAGATACAAACTCTTTGCCCTCATCTGTGAAGTATTCCCTAGAAGATAACTCTATACCTCCATCAGAGCTTACATTGATTGTTAAATAGACTCCTGCCTGTTTGATTTCATCAACCAGGAGCTTTAGCTGATTTTCATGAATCTCATAAAGTTCATGAAGTCTTTCCATACTAAAATTTGACATTTTTTACACTTTCTGCCATAATTAGAGGCGAAAAATGCTGTTAGCGTACTGCATTTTTCCCTAAGCGTGTAGATTTTATCTACGCGCTTCTCTCATTTTATGGACTATTTATAAAATCTACTTCCACCGTATTCCACTGCTTTACCTCTGTGCTTTGACGCCCAGGAGTCTTTTACCCAGAGTGCTTCATAAAATAGAAAATCTGTTTTTATCTCCCGGCCTTCTATCAGCGCTAAAGCCAAGTGACTATTGACATCAGGAACAGCATTTATATATCTTTTATCTGTAAGTTTTAGAAACTGTCCATCCTGCTCAATTACTTCTCGAACTGTGTTAGGAAACTGATCACTTTCAACCCTGTTTAAAATAATCGACATTATATATGCCTGAGATATTTCGTCTGTATAATCTTCTAAAACAGCTACTTTCATGAGCATTTCAGCATCTTCCATAGATAAACAGATACAGGTGTCATTTATTGGCTGCGGATTACATGAATATAATCTTCCCAGTTCATCATCCGTTAGGATATGTACAGTCTCTTGTACATCGACTGTATCAACTGGCTCAGTCTTATAAACAGCTTTTGCTGGCGTTGACCAAACAAACCATAACAATATGACCACAGAAACAACACATAGACTTCTACTCTTCAAGAAGTTGGACTTTAATAGCGTAATTACCTTTTTCATTTGTTATCCCTTTAAACTTCACTTCATCCCCTGGATGTACTTCAGTGGTAAGAGATTTGGAATTAAAAAAATATCTCTCGCCATCATAGGCGTCTATAAATCCATAGACCTTACTTCCGTACTTGGTTTTCATTTCAGTAACTAGTCCCTGCATTGTTATTCCCCATTAAAAAATAATTGTTTTGCAAAATAGCCCTTCTCGTCTTCTGCAGCTTCAAATTCCACAACATCATTAACGCTTATATTTGCGTTAACTAAATAGAACCAGTACATCCGTCCATCGGTGCCGCGAACAAAACCATAATTGTTTAATGGCCTAGATGCATCTGTTGTTACGTAGTTAATCTGACCTCTCATAACTTTTCCCCACTCATTACAACTACAACAGTTCCATATTCAGTTTTGTCATGGAAACATATAACAGATAGACCCTATTAGAAACGTGATAGATATTCACATAATCCTTACAATCTGCTATACTGCGAATGAAGGAAGCAACCCGCAAAGTTAATCCTTCACTCAGAGATCATGTTACCCAACATGGTCTCTTTTCCATTTTTTAACATTTGGGATTCTCACTGGCGAATGCCATAAGACTGATAGAATCCCCCCTCATAACTTTTCTTTACCTGTAACAATCTCCCCAGATTCGTTTTCCTCACAGGTTAATTTCTTACTATCATCGCTAACCTCTGAAACTAAAAATTCCATAGGGCTAACGCCTAATACATTGCATATTGTCTCAAACTCATCAAGAGTCACTTTCCTGCCCATGCTCATAATAAGTGAAACCTTGCCCTGAGCTATATGGGCATTCTCTGAAATATGGCTATAACGAGTACCATTCTTCTTGATGTAGTTTACAAGTCGCTTTTGAACTACCACTTTATTTTCCTCCACTCAGTACAAATACCTATGTCATAAACATTTTCACATCTCCTTTCGCGACACAAATATATTATAGCATTAATATGTCGTTATGCAAATGTTTGTGTTTAGAATTTCGATATGCAAATTGTGGTTAACTGATTATTTCTATATAATAAGTTATGAAATAATCTATTTTTAGTACACACTATTTAGTGTGAATTTTTGAGTGCATTTTTATTTTATGCGTGGATTTTTGGAGGTAAAAATATGGGAAAGAGGCTCGTACCTAACAACATAAAGAATTTTAGGTTACTTCGTGGTATGTCACAAAGAAAATTAGCAGAGGCATTAAACAGATCCTCTAATACTATTGCTAACTGGGAAAAAGGTATAAACCAGCCTGACGTTGATACCCTGGAAGATATTTGTGATGTACTTAACATTACTCCTAATCAAATATATGGCTGGGATCAAAGTCCTGAACTAGATTCCTTCCTTGCGGAGCAAAAGGAAACAATAGAAACGTTAGAAATACTTATGCAAAATAAATCCGATCTTGATGCTCGTATTAGGATATATGCTGATAAGCTAAGCCAGATATATAAACAGAATAAAAAAGATAAAGAAGACTAATTTATTTGATTATAAATACAATAAAGCTAATATATAATATTGAATTAGTGATATCACATTCATGATTTCACATTTATGATAGTGTATTTATGTTATTTA